CAGAGCTCGGTAGGACGGTGGTCTTTACGATCGCTTCTTGCGTAGGGCCAGCAATAGCTGCATCTGTAGTTGCAGAATCTACCAAGTAGCCAACTAACTGTAAACATATCGCGATAAAGCATAGTGCGCTGACCCACACGTACAATATCTTCATACGGCGTTTTAGTAAAGTCATACTCGCTCCATTTCAAGTCGCCCATGTGTATTATCCTTTCGGGTTTGGAATTTTATTATAATAGGTTTCTTTCCAAAAGTCAAGACGGTCTGCAAACTTTTCTTTCCAGTCCAAAAAATGTTGATAGCGCATGTCTCTGTAGTTTTCAAATATTTCATAATACACTGATTCATTGATGTCTTGATTTATATTTTGTTTTATCCATGCCAGCAGTTCGTCTGGTTTATTGTCCAATACCATCTGTATAAAATCAATTTGCAGTGTATCTGCTTCTACAGTTCCTCTGGCAGTGGCTATCCAACTTGCTTGCTTGGTAATAAATGGTTCAACTGTTTCATGTGTTTGATTATCTAAATTTGCACTGTGCGCAATACAACAGGTCCATAGAAAACTGTCATAGCTGTTGCACACCACATGCACAGGCAAATAACTCCAGCCAATCGACTCAACACCCTGTCGCCATGCTGATACCCAACTACGATTATGATGCTCCAGCATGTTTCCGCCAGGGTGTCCTGCTGCCCATATGGTGTGTGAATTTGCCAATGCGTCCCAGAACTGCTGTTTTGTTTGAAGATGATCTCTGTTGGCATACATGCTCAAACCCACAGCACTGATCAGCATGGTCTGTATATAGTTCTGCATAACAGGAATACGTTGAAAATGTTCAGCAGCAAACTGTATACCAGAGATCATACGCTTGTCTGGCAGGTTCAACCCACTGGCTACCAGCCGTTGTTGTCGTTTGTTTACACTGCTTTTGCCAAAGCCAAATGTGCCTTTGCTGGTACTGCCGGCTAACATGCTGAACATGTCTCCGCCAGCACCAGGTGCAAATTCCAAATATACCAGTCGCTTAGGACCCAGTCCTAGCCAATCTTCAGTTCTTCCCATGTCCAACTTTTGTTTACTGTTTCTGTATGCATTTCAATGCCGTGGGTACCAACACTAAAAATATCGCCTAGTTTTCTTGTAGGGTATTCGCTTGACATTTGGTTTCTATGATATCTGTCTACTACTCCTACTGCATAAGTGGTATCCAGTATTTTGGCTTTTTCGGCAATAAAATCATGTGCACCTGCATAGTTTTCATAAAATGGTTTCAACTTTCCCCAAACATTTGCTGGATAGTTTTCCCAAATATGTCGATAATTTGCACACTCAAACATTAAATCGCTGCCGTCTAATCCGCTTCTGTACATGGCTTTATACTTTGCATCATCGTCGATCAGTTTCTTTTCATAACGCATTAGCCAATTGTTGCTGCCACTGAAATCGTGATCTGGGAATAAATCGTCATGCCAACTGACTTCTCTCCACAGTACTCTTACTTTGCTGATACTGTGTACCAATCCTGAACAGATAACTGCAATTTTGTCGTTGCTAGGATGCCGCATTTGTCCTTGTTTGTAATGCCAGTGCACATGAACTGGTGCAAACAATCCATCTTTGTTTATACTGTCTGCCAGTATAGCAGCTTTGTGTAAAAAGAATTCGTCTGCACCGCCGCTGGTGTGTTCAGCAGTTTTTGCATCAATTTGCAACCAGTCTGTATAATCTCGACTGTTTTGCATAATACTGCGCAACCGTATGTGCATTTCTTTACCACCGTCTAGTGGTAATACGTCCTCAATAGGTACATTGATTAGCCAATCTTTTGTGCCTGCGTGTTTGTTTTCAAAGTAATGCTCTAGTGGTCTGTCTCTTGTATAATCTTGCATGGTCTGACACCGCCTCCAATCTTTCTTTCAAATGTGCACTGGTAATAATATTTTTTGCGTCATCGCCAAAATAAAAGTCGCATAGGGTTTCAAAGTCGTGTTTACTGTGTCTATCGATACCCATAAACTCGCACATTTCTAAGTACTTACCATCGTAATCTTGTGTTTGCAACAGTGCCAATAAATCCAACTTGTATTCTTCTACAGGCAATGGTAGTCTATAGTCATTGAGCTTTTGTTCTCCAACACCGTCATCCCAATGTCCTCGCAAACTGTCCATTGTTCTATCATGATCCAAATGGTTGATGGCCATTTTTATAGCATATTGTATTTTTACCCATGTATAAGGTGCACCCAAGTATTCCATAAATTCACGTATTTCGCGCTCTCTGCCCAGTATCTCGGGATGTTGCTTTACAGCTTTGCTCCACTTGTTTTCAAACTCGTCCCACATGTCCTCGTCGTTTTCGTATTCATGTAGCCAAATTTTCTTTGCAATGTTGCTGCACAATTGATCCCATGTGCCTGCTTCTGGATCATTGATCAGTGTAATTACTCTGAATCTACGATACTGCTGCGGCCATACTGCAATTTCTTGCCATGCTTCGTGACTGCGAGTAATGGTCTGATTGGTTTGATTTAGAACCAAGTTGCGTCTAAAGTTTTGTTCTGTGCCCCATTCAATTGCACGACCAACTGCGGTCTTGAACCATGCTTCGCTGCCATCCCAAGTTTCTTCTTCGTTCCAATACTCGTCTCTGTATTTGTTGCTCATATGGCTGATGTTGCTGCCTTTGATTCTCCAGCGGTTGTGATTGCTCACACGCTGAGGATTCATATCTGTGTTTTGATGCGACAATGCTGCATGACTTGCCAAAAATCCGCACAGCCATTCGCCTCCAGTACCGGGCATGTAACTCACAATTGTGTGTTCTTTATCTATGTAATATTTTTGCCAATCCCAAAAGCTGCTGTCACTTTCGTTGAATTGGGTCAACACTGAGTTCATTGATATTGACATTAGTCGGTGCCTCTACTATCCATTTTATATAACTTGCTGCATCGTCTGTGTGCATAACACGTCTGTCAGGATGCTTTTCTTGATTGTTGTGCAGTGTTCCTAAACTGACAAGACTTACTCTAGGAACTGCTCGTTCTTTCCAAACACTTTGCAATGCCAATTGATTACAATAGCTGCGCAATGCTTTTTTCTCTTGTTGATATATCCAGCTGCTGCCTTTGGCTGCTCTATCAGTAGTACTGCCCACGCACACAATATGTAGCGTTTTTCCAGCTGTTTCGGCAGCCTTCCATACTGACTCTAGTATCAGTGTTTGTTCAAAGCGCCATAGTGCACTATTATTTATAAACACATCATAGTCTAGTGCACGTTGTGCGATGCGTTCTCTTACATCAGGATCGCTGAGATTATCTCCTGTTGCTCTGCTTACAAAGTCAGCAAGCGGAAATACTCCTGCTAGACTACGTGCCAATCCTGATTCAGGATTACCTGTTATTAGTATTTTCTTCATTGGGATGCCATCCTACTGTGTTCCATATATCTTGATTTCTAGTGATATTCCAGTGTTCTACCAATTGATGTAATTTTTCTGGAAATTTTTGTGGTTCGTCAAATTCGTTTACAATACCTTCCCAGTCTGCTTGATCAAAACAGTCCACCACTGCTGGATGATCCATCAATTCACGTGCACGACTTTTTGCACTGTCTGGTAAATTCCATACACCCATATGCGGCATATCATTTAGAAAGTTTACATTGCTGCGAGGACCTGCAAATTCACACCACTGTACAATGTTCATAATGTTTAGTGCATTTGGCACCAAGCTCATTGTCCAGTCTATGTCATTGTTGGCTCCATATTCTCTTAGCATTTCAAATTGCCCCTGAAACCAATCCCATGTATAAGGATATCGTTGAATGGCATAGTAATCTCCTACACCGTCAATGCTGATATCCAAATGCGGTTGTCTAAATTCGCTGAGTACATACAGTATGTTTTCGTTCCAGCTGCCGTTTGTTGTAATTACAATTTGTAAATCTTTGTGCAATTTATTGAGAAAACTGTACAGTCTATTGTTCAAAAAAGGTTCACCACCGGAAAAATGTATTTTTTTGATTGGGTGCTGCTTGACCAGCAGTTGTAGTTCATTCCAAAATTCATTGCTCTTGTACCAGCTTTGATTTTGTGGTTCATAACTCAACTGCTGCTGAAAGAAATTGTTTATGGTTGGATTGTCGCTGCCTCGACGCATGTCCTGTGCAACACCGCTGCTGCGACTGGGATTGCAAAACACACATGCCATATTGCATGCAGTGCCTAATGTAATAAACAGTTCTTCAATGTCTTCGGCTGCACTGTGTTCTTCGTTGCTTTGCAAACGCATGCTGTTACTGCCACGCTGTTCTTGTGCATAGCATTGTTTGCATCCACGCACTGGTCTTCCGGCATTCATCAGACGCTTGGTTTCTACAGGGTCATAGTCGCCGGTGCTGCGTATGAAAAGACAGCAAGGACCTTTGTATCCGTTGCTGTCCCAATGTATCTGTCTATATGGTTCTATGCACCAGGTGTCTTGTTGATCCATTTGTCAAATTCCGGTACTACGTCAAGTATATTTTCATTTCTACTAGAATCGATTGTATGTGTATAGCGTTCAAAATCTTGCCATCTGTCTGACCAATCTTCTGCCCACATGTAATCAAGTACACTGTCCAGTTTTTCAACACTGGGTATGTAGGATTCTAATCGTTCAGTGGCTAGCTGTTTTAATTCAGTGGGCAACACACGTATGTTCAAGTATTCAGGATGATTTAGAATATTCAAGTACACCGACTTGCCTCTACGCTGTATCCAATCAAACCAACGATCTAGGTGCAGTATGTTGTAGATTTGCACAGTGGTATGTATGCCCACACGTACACCACTGGTTTTTTCCATCTCCAAAAATCGTGCTAGATTCTTTTCTACCAGTTTCCAATTTGTTGGATAGCGTATATATCTATTCAAATCACCTACAGCATCGACGCTGCAATTCAATTTTACTTTGTGAAAACGATCCCAATAGTCTACCATGCGCTGTGGAATATTTGTAAGATTTGTGTTGTACTTGAGTGTGATGTTTTCGTTTAGCCCACGTTCTATTAGGAAGTCAAACAGTCTAAACTGTGCCAGTGCCAGTGTTGGTTCGCCACCTGTGAGATATATTTCTTCAATGGTGTCTGCAACATTCATAAAGTTTTCCCAAACATACTTTTTGTTTGGCCACTCTTTGCTCCAACCGTCTAGTCTTTCCAACTCGGCATCATCCAATGGCGCTTCATTGTAGCGTTCAGTGCCTATACTGTTCCATTCTTTTACCCATTGATTGCTGGCATACGGATTGCACATTCTGCATTTGAGATTGCACAAGTTGCCCAAACGCAGGTCCACATACTGTGCACGTACAGGAGGATTCACTGTGTTGTAGTCTACAGAATCGTCATACCAACCTTCGTTCCAACTTTCTCTTGCGCTTTTTACACCCGAGTCTTCTTCACGAAAACAACGAGCACACATTTCTGGGCGCTCGCCATCTAAGAACTGTTGTCTAATCTTGGTTAGTGTAGGTGAATTCCATGCTTCACGCAAATCGTGTTTGTGCAGTTTGTACTTGCCGCCGTCTGGGTGTTCTAATCCGTTTTTGCCAGGTGTACTATTACAGCACACTCTCAGTGTGCCGCTTGCATTTGTTGCTACATGCATCCATGGCAATACGCAAAATGTATCGCTAGGCAGATTCTTCTTCATTGACACGTTCTTTTATTTCGCTTTCTGGTAAACATTGAACACTGAGCAACTCGTCGTTGAATCCTGCTATAGCAATAACCTCTATAGCAAGTGTGCTGGCATTGCTGGGTTCGTTCACATAGTCTACACATTCATTTCTGTTGTCAAACTTCAGTGTTTTGATTGCAAATGGATCTGCTGTTGCCATTACGACAAAAATTAGCCATGTCATGCTTTTGGTCCTGTGTACAATGGAACTTTCAATGTGAGTTCATTTAGACTGTTGTTTATTTCTTCAACAGCGGCATGTGCACATCCTAGTTCAGTAACTGTAGCTGTTTCACCGTAGTTGCGTTTTGTATAATCTTTGATACCCTCTATGATATCTCGTTTGTACTGCCCATACATGGCAATGCACTGTTCGTGTTGTTGAAATGTATGTGACCAACTTATCTCTTGGTGAACAACACCGTCTGGCATTGTAATCATTGCATAGTATACTATTGCCCATTTCATCTTAGTTGTCCTTTACATTCATATTACTAGGATCATATATAGATCCATTATAGCCACTACCAGATCCATCTACACCCGAGTTGCAAGCAAATACAACTAGACACAAAAAGAAAGCACTCCACAGTGTAGCACGTTTACTCCAAAGGATGAAACCATCCATTGCTTCTTCGGCTTGTTTCTGTGCTTGTTCTGCAGGTGTCATGTTCTATTGCCTCGTAAAGCAAAGTACATGCCCCCAACCCAGAGCATAACATGGAATGGATCATCTACAACGAATTGAAAGATATTTTCAGGTTGAAAAGTCCAAATTACACCAGTCATAATACTTGCTAGTGTAATACCCGAAAAACGAGTGATCAAATCACCTAGTTCTTTGAGCCAGTTTTTAGCATGCGATAATAGTCCGCCTACAATCAAACCTAATCCGCCGCCAATTTCGCCAAGTACAACAAAAGTCCAAACCAACAGTGTTAGTTCATATGCTTCTGCTACTTCTGCATCAATGGGCCATTTGTCAAATCCTTGTTGTAGAAATACTACAATAAGTGGTACACGTATAAGCCAATGGCTCATACAAAATTCTGGTATTTTATTTACTAATTCTTTGATCATATGTACTCCAATACTTCAAGATCGTGTGTCGTTAGTGACAACTCCCTATACTTTGCCTTAGCTTGGAGATCCTTTTTCATTGCTTCTATTATAACAGGATCATGCTTACTGGTCAACAATTTTCTAACAACCGGGCGCAATTCGTGGTGCCCGCTTGCTTCGATTCTTGCAACACTTTTGCGTATAACCTGATCTGGTAAGTGGCGAGGATCATACCACTGTGGTCGTTCTACCATGTTATTGAAATCCACTGAGTAACCCTCAAAGTATTCGTGAATATCAACCAAGTTCAACACGTTTAGACTGCTCACAGTTGTTACAATATTTGTTTGATAACTGAGTGTAGCCAGTGCCCAGAACTTATTTATAAAGTTATTCCATGTTGCAGGGTATCTTGTAACGTTGTAAATGGATTCTACGCCGTCTACACTGATGTTCAGTGTTACTTTGCGAAACTGTTCCAGTATGGTGTGCCAGTTGTCGTTTATATCATATCCATTGGTTACAAACTCCAGTTCGAGATCTGTGCGACCTTCACTGATCAGTTGCAGTAGATATTGTCTTACGTGTGGATTTACAAAAGGTTCACCGCCTGTGAATTTTACTGTGAGCAGGTCGGGATTGGCTGCAACATCAATCTGTTTGAACCATTTGGTATTCCATCGCATCACTGCAAAATTTTCTCTATTGGTTTGTTCGTTCCAATCGTCAGGATTGCTGTTGGCCCATTCCCAAAGTATTCCATGACTGCTGTGCCCGCTGCAGGTTGTGCACATGAGATTGCATGCATTTCCAAACTTGAAATCAGCATACACTGTATGATCTACCTGTGTTTGGTGATAGTGGTTGTAATTGGTATTGAATTGTGCACGAGTACGCATACTGGGTGTATTCATATACTCGTTGTCTGCACATTCTGTACATCCACTCGGCCAACGTCCTCGTATCAGCTGGCTGCGTATTTCCTGCATTTCGTTTGTGTTCGCTGCCTGCTTCCAGTCGCCTGTGAATTTTTCGTCTTGTTGATTTTCATACACACAGCAAGGCTTTACCACACCCTGTGTGTTTGTGCATATTGCATTCCATGCGTACCAGCAATTAATCGATCCAACCGGCACGTCTTTTGTAGCTTTCTACACAGCGATCCTTGAAGTAATCTCCCATGCCGCCGTCTACAATCATGTGTATGCGAGGCGTGTTGCTGCGATTCCACACTGCGTGATTGTAGTGTGTGTTGATTTTGAAAATACCACCCGGCTCAAAAGGGAACGTGCCCCAGTCTTCCATGACCATTGCACAGCCTTCTGGGTTGTTGATAGCAATGTTGGTGGCACCAAATCCTTGACTGTCTTTGTCGCTGTGTGGTGCAATATAACCGCCAGGCAACAGTACCATAAATCGCACACGTGTATAATCTTCGTAGCGCAAATGGTTTTCCATAAAGTCCACAGTCTTAGGACAAAAACGTGCAATGTCAGTCCAGCGTGAATCTGTTTCTTCAAAGTCATCTGGTAATCCATAATCATCTGCACAGTTGGTATGCACACTGCTGATTCCGTGAATACACAAGCTCATCCAGCCTGCACTTTCTGGTCTGTGATATGTAAAACATGCTGTGTCCAACAGATGCATAGCTTCTGCTAGTATACCTTCGTGATCCATTTCAATACCATCTACACGAAGCCATGGATTGGTACTGTGATCCAACATCATATCATTGTCTTCTGGATCTTTCACCAGCAACGGATCAAAGTGATGTTCTTTGTTTTTGTGTTCATGTTCTGCATAAAATTTTCTTACTGCATCTGTTGCTTGCAATTTTTGAGGTACTTCATATCCGTCTAACCACATGTTGTTCTCCTAGTCTTCTGTTGCTGATATATTTACTCGTGCACTGTCTACTGCTGTAACACGTTGAAACAATTGATTGTCATTTACATCGGTGCCTTCAAAAAAGTTATCAGGATTTGCTTCACGCAATCCTACAATCAAATCTACAAAACTTTTTTCTAAATGTATACCACAGCGTATGATGTTGGGCAAGTAGCTGTACAAATTACTGCTGTAAAACAGTGTTGTCTTGTCCTTGGGTACATACTCTAATATTTTATCAATGTCATACACCATATCCAAGTGTACAAATTCAAATTCGCACTCTGTGGTGATGCGTTGCCAAAATTCAATCCAGTTGTCGTACCCTCCGCAGATGTCGTACAGCAAATTCATACGCTCTGGAATTTGATGACCGTTGTGTGAATTGTAGCCGTTCTTTTCACACCAGTCCAGTGCAACACGTTCATAGTTGTGCCCATTCCAATTTTCAACCAAGTATTGTTTTAGCTCAACTGCGGCTTTGCTGATGTCGTACCATACCACTTTTGTGCCCGGCTCCCAACCGTGATGATACATATGATGCAAAAGTTTCCATCCAGCTGCAACACCAACATAGTTGTTGAATTTAGCAAGATTGTTTTTGTCCATTGCTGTGTACCAGTTGTCATTGGTAACTTCTGTGTTGATCAAGTAGATAAAGTTTTCTGCACTTTGGAACACATAGTTTTGCAACCAAATAGCATCTTCGTCTACATGGTCCTTTACTTGATCCCAAGTTTGTGCACCAGTGAGCAAGTCCTGTAGATGTTCACTGCCTTCTTCCGGATACACACTTACCTTGTTGCAGCGTAGATTATCTGGCAAATTCCACACACGATATCTGTTGTTCAATGCACGTACAATCAACACATTGCCTGGCTCATCCACAAACTCCACTTGATTTTCTGGTATAAATCCTGGTAGTCCGTCGACATAGGTAGGAGTATAGTTGTCGTGTATGTGTTCTTTGCTGGGCTCATAATTGGCACATGCATTTGCACTCCAGCCTTGATCCAAATCAGGCCAACCAATTTCGCTCCATGCTTGCAAGTTCAATATCAAACACTGATGATGCCAATGTGGATAATCATACTGCTTTACATCGCTGCGCCAGCTGGTAACTTCTGCTCTTCTGTCATCTTTGCTGTTGTACTTTCTGTCCAATAAAATGTGTCCTGCAACAGCCCAATCTTCTTCCCCTTTGTTCCATTCGTCAATGGTCTTGAGCAACTCCATGTTCCATGTTTCTTCTGTAGGCCAGCAACCGTCGTACCAAACAACTGCATAACGTTTTCCAATGTCATACATGTGTTTCATCCAATAACGATCATGTGAAACATTCAGTTCAACAAAATCTCCACGCAGGCTATTTTGTGCTTCAATCATTTGAATCTGATTCAGTTTGGTTTTCAGTGTAGGCCATTTTGCAGTGAGTCTGCTGTCACGTATAAACACGTTTACAATTGGCCAGGCACTGTCTCTGTTGTAGTAAATGTAAGTTTGGTTGGTTAGCATTAGATATCCAAATATTTTTTCAACAGACCTTCTAGTGTGTCTGTGTCGTTGTAGCGTTTTTCCAGTGCACGTGCATATGGCACTGTTTTCTTTTCCCAAAGTTTACTACGATCGTTTGATTGCAAATACTTTACAATGTGTTCAAATCTACCATCTGCTTGTAATTTCTCAATCACAGCGTTGCGTATTGGTTCTGGATAAACACCGATGTTTAGATACTTTGGGGTTTGTAACATGTATGCACCAATGTGAAACCAATCAATTCCCATGCTTTCAAAATAATCATAAAACTCTGGAAGCTGAAAACAGTTGAATGCTTGCACAGTAAATCCAAGTCCTAGACTGACATTTACTGGAGATGCATACAGTGTTCTAATGTTACTTATCACATCATCAAACTGGGCTCCTGTGCGAATATAATCATAGACGTCACCGACTCCGTCTACACTGATCTTTACTTGCACATGTCTAAATTGACTCCAAAGGTCAATCAAGTTGTTGTCCTTAAACTTTAGATGTGTTAGGTTGCTGGCATAACGCAGTTGTATACGGTGACGTCTATGTTTGGGAATACTGTTCAGTAAATCATAGTGTTCCTGATTGATAATAGGCTCGCCTCCTGAAAATTGTAGCCTATCAACATCTTCCCAAAGATCCGGATCGTTTTGTAGATATTCATACAGTTCCAACGGACGTAGCAGTCTTGTTTCGTGTTGAAATTCTGCATCTTCTGGTGAGTACTTGCGTATGATATCCAAATCATGTGTGCGCTTGTAACTGCTTTCTGTACTGCACATTTTGCATTTCAAGTTACAAAAGTTTGACACCTTGCTTTCAATCCACATGGGTGCAGTTTCTACAGTGCCATCTTCAAACGCTACAATCTTGTCGGCATAATCATCCCAAAAATCTTGTTCGTTGATTTGTCTATTGCTGTCTATGCCATTGGCTTCATTGTGCCAACAAACATGACAAGCAGGGTGTTGTTCACCTGCCATCAGTGATTGGCGTAGCTCTCGGTAGCGTTCACCGTTCCAAGTGTCACGCAAACTTTCGCCTGGCTTGTTCATGTATGCTTCTTGTGCTTCGCAACAAGGAACAACGTCACCGCCGGCACTGGTGTAAATGTGCATCCAAGGCAGGATACACATGGTAGGTCCTTTTTCAATCATAGTTCTAATAACCGCCACAGTCTATCAAATGTTGTGTCAAGATCGTCGCCACGCAGTTTTGCTAGACGATCTATTTCTTTACGCAGTGTTTGCGGATCATCATTTGATCCAGTGCGTTTTAGCATCTTTTGTAATTTTTTATGATACTTGATAAATTTGTCTACTTTGGGATGATACTGGCTGAATTGTATTTCCAATAGATATGATATTCTATCTTTTACCCAGTCTGGCCATACAGCGATACCCAAGTGTTTAGGTTCAAACACAGTTTGCAACATTACGTTGATGCCATGCCGACCTCTAAAATAGTGCACTAGGTCGTATATGTAAAGAATGTTTAAGATACCAACTGTGGCAGCAACTTGCACTGTTACTGGCGAGTTTGCAGCCGTGTGCTGTTCGAGCCACTGTGCAAATATCTGTTCGCTGCGTATCCAGTCTGCATTTTTACGCAAGTGTTCGAATTGATCATCCAATGCATCAATGCTCAATGAAATATCAACACGTCTGAATTTCAACAAACTCTGTTCGTCTAGTTTAGCAGGATAAAAAGTACAGTTGGTGAATATTTCAATGTCTATGTGACCTGCATCGCCGCTGAGTGCAAGACGCTTGATCAAATTCAAAAACTGTCTGTGCAGAAATGGTTCTCCGCCAGTTACTTTGATAAACTGTATATTTTTGAAAATACTAATATCAATGTTGTCTAGATCATATTCGTTTACATAGTTGTCACGCACTGTCATGCCCATTGCACGACTGTCATCGTCCCACTTGTTGCTCCAATCACTATCACAAGTAACACAGCGTAGATTGCACAGTCTGCCTACAACAATTTCCATGCCTGCAAATTCTACATCATCGTTGTCCCACAGCTCGAAACTTTCGTCTCGCATGCTTTTGTTGCCGTTCTTTTCATCTTCGTAGCACTTCCAGCACCCAGGTACATATTCATTGTTCAACATCTTTTCACGTATGTCTGTGAATAGATTGTCAAAGTCAGTGATATCACCTTTGTCACGTTCGTCTAAAAAGTTGTGATTGAAACGGCAACAAGGCATCGCAGGATCGTTGGGCGTGACCTGTGCATGCTTGAATGGGTATCTGCAGTGAAACTTACCTTCAGTCAAATGTTTTGTGCTTCTTGACGTGCTTGATATGTTTTCTAATGTTGATGCGGTTGTAGGTTCCATCTCTGTTGTACTCGTTCCAGTCTTCATCGCCTTTGGCAATGTGAACTGTTTTACTGCGTTCTAATCCATAGTGTTCGCAGACTCGTGTGGCCCATTTACTGTAGGTTTCTGGTATAGTGTCTGGACCAAAATTACGTATCAGTTCCAATCCAATACGTGTGTTTAGGTGAATGCCATGATGCCATTCTGTCTGTAGATGCAAGCTGGAATAGTCTTCTCTAGTAAACACCATTCCAGCTCGCCAATTACCCGAACTCAAACCTTTAGTAGTACTGAATGCAACTGCTTGAATAGGCTGGTGTGCTAGCTTTGCTTCCAAATCTTCGCAACAACCAAACCAAGCACAATCAACATATATTGGTATGTCCTTGTCCTCGCATTCCTTCAACAGCCATTTCCACTGTGCGGGCTTGTCTCCTGTACCACTGAAAGGTATGCTGATGATGACAGCATCACCCGGTTCCAGCGGTGCGTTCTCAATATATTGTGTGTGCGACCAGTTGTATGCAACATCTCTGTGATAAGGATATTCTCCTTTGAACACACGCAGTCGTTGTCCGCGGCTTGCAATCATAAAGTGCCACCAGTCAAATGCTTGTGTAGTACCCAAGCTGATTACTCTGTGCGGAAAATGATCCAAGTCCAGTCCACGGAAACTGTTCAGTTTACTGCTGGCGATCCATTCTGGGTATTCAATTAAGAAACTGTCCTGTGCCTGAGGCAGATCAGAAGCGTCTATGCGATTCCAAAAGCCACTGTCCTTTAGATAATCAAAGTATGGATTGTGCCAGATACTGTTGGCAGATTTTTCAAAGTTCGGGATTGTCATAATATTTTTCGTGCCAGTATTTCAATTGGGGAGTCAACTCAAAGTAACGTGTATCACGTATACGATCCAAGTCTCCCATGTATTTCAAAAAATGTTTGAAACGCTTCATGCGTTCTTCTTCAGTGAATTTTGGTGTTGTTAGGCTTTTTATCACATTGTGTATGCCGGTGTTGTATTCACCCCCTGCTCTGTATTCTAGTGTCTGCGGTATCAGTTGCACTTTAGCAAGTGCTTCTCGTTTGATATCCGCAGGCAATACATCAATGTCCAAATAGCGTGGACTAACAACAGTGTTGCTAAACGAAAACTCAACACCATAATCCAAGTATGGTTTCAGCCAACGCCATACATCAAGTAAATGCATAACATTGGCACTCATAGTAGTTATCGCAAAGCAGATACGAAGATTTGGAATATCCAAAAATTGTTGTATGTTTGTTTCCAGATCTTCGGCTGTATAGTTGCCTCCACGTAGCAAACTGTACATTTCCGCTGCACCTTCGATGCTGATGTACAACTGTACTTCTTCAAAATGCGGAAACAGTTCTAAAAACTCTGGGTCAAGAACTGTGGCATTTGTGCTAATATCTAGTGTGATATTTTTGGAAGTTCCATTGTCCACAAACTTTCGTAGTAGATGCAGGTTATGTTTTTCGTATAATGGTTCGCCCCCACGCAAGGCGACAAAACGTAGATTACGGAAGTGATGCATATCAGCAAACAGGTTGTCAATGCAGCCAAGATCAAGCCTACCCCATGGTGCCGTTTTACTACGCCAGTCTCTGTGTTGTAATCGTTTTTCATCTTTGATCCATGCTGTGCTAACTTCTCCTGAACAGTGCACACATTTCAAGTTGCACACATTACTGGTTGTAAAATCCAGGTATACAATGTCCGGATCTGCATCTGCTGTAACTGGTCTGCTTTTTAGCTCGTGTGGAAATATATCCCAAAAATAATGTCGTCTGCTTTTGCCAACTAGCTTGTCTTTTTTCTGACAAGTTTCACATGCAGGATTGTATTGTCGTGCTTGCATGTCTTTGCGCAGTTGATGTGCTGATTCGCTGTGCCAAAGTTCGCCCAGTGTGTTTTCATACAAGCTGCCGTATTCGCCTTTGTAGTGCATGTCTGGACTTATACGTCCATCTGGATGCACTGTAATACAGTTCCACGGCGCTAGACACAGCGGATTGGGCGCATCATAAAAGTTGTTATAGATAAGACTCACGGTTACCTTCTCGTACTATGTCACTTGTAAGGCAGTGAATACCGCCGTCCCAAAAATATTGATGCCGCCACTTCCAATAAACTGTATTGATGCCACGCTTTTCAATATCCGTGCGTACTTTTTTATCGTCGCCAGTTACAATAACTGTTTCTTCATCAATACTAAACACGTTTACATCAAACACCGATTCGTCTGCATAGCCAATCCAGTGTGAAAGCCACTTGCTTACATATTCTCTGTGGAATCTTCGTTTGCGTGTCTGCAAAAAATCTTCAGGCATATCATGTGTGTCGTCTACTTCAATGATATCCCAGCTTTTTAGTTCATCAGGCACCCAATCACGGTTCCATGTCATCAGCACACCTGGTTTGAGCAGTGCAATCTTACCATCAATATGACCACCAACAGGTATGTCAATAAAACGTGTGTTAGGATACAGTCTATTCACCATACGTGCAATCCATTCTCTGCCGTAGGTTGTGCCTTTGCCACGTTTTTGATCACCGGCCCATGGTTGACTACACAATACTGTGTCGCCTAGCTTGATCATATTGGCTGCATGATAGATTAGTTTTTCTTGTGCTTCAAATTTATCATAGCCTTGACCAGTGTTTATCTGTACACCTGGCATGCTGATCCATTCTTGTCCAGTCATCCAGTGATGAAAGTTGATGTGATGATAGGCCATGTTTTCAAAATAGCGATTGTCCGATCCTGTAAACATTTCAAACATGGTGTTGCCATATGGAAACAGTGTGTCTCTGGGCATCAACGGATGGTTAGGATATCCGCACTGCATCCAAGGCAACTTGACTTGCTCCTCGCCATTGATTGTAAAAATGTTCTTAGGGCGGGCAACTTTTACTCCAGCGTCTTTGAAGATTTTCACAAGCTCTTGTAAATCTTCTTCTGTTTCTTCAAAGATTTGACGCATCACTTCACGCTGTTCACGATTGCCGTGCCAGTCAAATGTCTCAGGCGGAAATGCTCTGCCTAAGATTACTTTTTTAAGAGGTTGAAACTCTGTCCATGCATTGATCATAGTTTTGAAATCCTGTTTGGTACACCCAACTCAGGGTGCTGTAAGCTGTTGACCACAATGTCTGCTTCATAACACTGTAGTTTGTTTCCAAATATAATTTGATGAGATATCCACTGTGCATTGAAGAACCAAATAGCACCCGGAGGCAAGCTCACGTAGTGTCGTGGAAGATAGAACTGATCCCATTTGTCTGCATTCCAAATACAGCGGTCTCTCAGTTCTTGAATAAATTCTTGGTAATTGCTTTTGTCCAGTTCGTGCAGATGTTTTTCATCATAATACATGCTGAACAACTGTTCTACATCATAGCTGAATGCAAGTATACGTGGCTTTTTTCTGTCCAAGTTTAGGAACATGCGAATTTGGTGATCGTCGCCTGTGTGTTCTTCGTCTGGCAAATCCAAATGCAAGTTGTTTTGAATAAGTTGATTGTAACGATGCGACAGCATACGTGCCTTTACATCGTACTTGGGGAAACAACGATCAAAGAATGCATCCCAATGCTTTTGATCTTGTCTGTGTCGTTTCAAAAAACTTTCGCTGTCCAATCCCATATCACGTGTGGGTGCATCTTTTTTCAAATCGCTGAGATACCAAGGCTTTACCCAAGCGTTTGCTTCAGTATACCATTCGGGTAGATCAGCATAATAATCCATGTCCACACCGTCAATCATGTGTCCGTCAATGATAACTGGATCACCTGATTCAAATGCTTCGTACATGTTGTCATAGATGTTGTCATTTGCTCCAAAGTAGTGCACTCTAAATTCGTGCTGAGCATCTTTGTCGATTGCAAATTGTGTTGTTAGCATTATACTATTCCTAGCTGTTCTTTTATTTTAGCATATTCTGGGCTCACTGTCAATACGTCATCGCCTCTAAACAGATCGTATGTATCAGTTACACGCACATAGTCACGCATGTGTTTTTCACTGTACACGTGTTTTGGATCTTCGGCAAATTGCACACAGTCCATCAGTGCTTCTTCCCATGTTTCATAATGTTCACTGCCTTTTATTTTTTCAAGCAGTGCGTAAATCTTTTCTTTTTGTTGTTCACGCAACCAGCGTGGTGCGTACTGCATGCTATAGTAAGCAGGTTCAATCAACTGGTTACTGCTGAGTCCAATGCCACGCTTTTGTGTGGTTTGATAGTCGTGTAAGAACTCAAAGAAGTCTGGTAAATGCAGTGCATTGGTGATTTGGTTCACAGTTGTTACACGTACTTTGATGCGCTTGCCTGCTTTGGTGCTGGCAAAGTCCATCAACTTGGTAAAGTTTTTCCACACACTATCCCAATTGCTAGGAGGACGCAGGTAATCATTCATAGCACCCATGCCTTCCAAACTGCAATTCACAACCACACGTTTGAATTGTCCAAGTTGCTCCAGCCATCGATCCTGCATGTTTGTGATGTTAGTGTAGAACGAAAGCTCAATGTTCTCGGCATACCCGTTCTCTGTGCAATAGTCCAAGAGTGTGAACATGTCCTTGCTTACCGTAGGCTCACCACCGATCATTTTGATCTCACGTGCATGCGGGATCATTGGTTCAAATGTCTCCCAGTCAATACCAGGTTGCAACAGTGCTGCTTTTTTGTCGCTGGTTATACGTTCCCAGTCTTCGTGTTCCAAAGGCTTGCCCTGCTGCGCTACTATTTGTGCTCGCTCTACACTAACAAGATGGCTTGCATCCTTGTTGCACATTTGACACTGTAGATTGCACAGGTTACCCAGTCTAAAGTCAAATTGCACAGGTTGTGCCACCGTTTCGTCCAAGTCGGCAACATACTCGCCCCACTTGTGATTTTCCCATTGTCTGCTACTGCCAATGCCATTGCGTTCCAAATGTTCGCATTCTACACATTCAGGACGCCATTTGCCCTCCAACATGTCTTTGCGCACTGTACGCATGTAGTCACTGTTCCAAATTTCTTCCATGCTCATATCAAATTGATTGAGCTCTTGTTCGGGTTCTTTTGCCATACAGCAAAGTCTATAGCGTCCGTGATTGTATGTACTGTATTGTACAAATGGTAGTGCGCAGAATCCGCCCTTCATCTATGTTTCCTTGTTCTCATATCAGTTGCATTCATACAACGTGGTTGTTCGCATACAATAGGATCTGTTGGCCAACGGATTTCATCTATACGATCTAAAAAGCCTATGATATTGAAATGTGTTCCTTGTGGACACCAGCTACCTGCGGTAATTTCTCTCCATACATTTATAAAGATTTTATCTATACCTATATAGCATTTCATACCTGTAAACACATTGTTATTTTCATTTATCAGTTTGTTTGCATTCAAACTAACACTGCCTTCGGTTGTAACCAGTGTATGATTTACTGCAATACGATCAGGCTTGGGCAATGGATAAACCCATGACTCATCGTAGGTGTTGAATAAACTGTATTGTTGCAGTATATATTCTTGCTCAGGCGAGTATTCGTAACTCTCACTGCCAAAGTTTTTGCGTAATCTTTTTAGACTAACTGCATATCCGTTTGCATTACTAGCCAATAATTCTGCTGCTGCAATACTTTTATCCCACGTATCGGGTGCTATAGGAATTAGCACATTTAGTTCGTTTACGCCAGGATTGTGATATTCAAGTGCTACATCTAGTATATGATTTGGATCACACTGCTCTATGTGCACACTCATATTTACCGTGTCAATAAGATGCTTGTTTTTCTTCCACCAGTTGACAGTTCTACTACCATTGGTAATAATACTGATCAAGTTGCCTGGTCTTTTGTTTTTGATTGCAGTTATAAATTTTTCAAACTGTGGCATCACTGTGGGTTCACCGCCACTTAGAACATACTGTATAGGACGATCAAAATGTTGATCGCATGTGTCTAGTACTGTGGTCCACAGTTGTTCGTCTGGCCAAGCAATAGCACCATCGTGTAACATTGTTGGACAATAACTGCAACTGTAGTTGCAGGTAGTGCCCATGCTCCAATCAACGATGGCTGTATTCTGCTGAGGTATTATTTCAAGTAAATTGGGCTCCAAACGCATCAAACTCCGTACCACATTTTTGTGCACAAACACCCAGTTTGCCTTCTTTGATACTATTTATTTTCCAGCTTTGCTCAATGCTTTCCAGTATTCCGCTGTAAAAAATAGCTTCAACTCCGCCGTTGCGACAATCAATTGCTTCTTTGCCACCTACGCTGTCGATATGATCCCAAATCTGTTCTACCTTAGGATCCTTGTGCCACCATTTGTACATACGCCCAGCAGTCCAACAGCAGGGCAACAACAAGCCTTCTGCTGTGATGTATATTTCGCTTTTGTCAATGGCTTTGCAACGAATGTCGCACTTGTTGTAGTACTCCATCATGCTGCCGTATGTCTTTTCAATTTCTTTTTCTTTGAGCAGTGCAGTGTTTTGATATTCAGCTCGCTTGGGTTTGGCTAGATTTGTTGTGGTTTCACCTTTGCGATTTACTGCTTGGTGTTGTTCTTTGCCTTTGTTTTTTGCACTGCTGAAGAAGCGCCCTGTTTTCTTTGCACGAAACTTTTCAAATCCCCACACACTTGCCAGTGCTTCTGCATCTTCGACTTGATGTTCGTTGTAATCAAATATGATGTAGTCCCATCTTGCTCTACCACCAGCGGCAATAAATGCTGTGAAACTGCGTTCTACAATATCCCATCGTACATTTTGTCTATACAGATGATTTGTATCTTCAAGTCCGTCCAAGCTGAAAATAACTGCACCCATACGACCAAACACACCTGCCAATTCTGCCCACCATTCTGGTTCTTTGGCTCCTGCGTTTGTGTTCATGCTGAGCCACATCTTAGGATTGTGTTGTCTAAAGTAACGGAATATTTCCAATGTGTCACGTGCAACAATAGGATCACCTAAGTTACCACACATGTACATGCTATCCAATTGTGCAATAAATTCAGGTGAAAAAATCTGCTTGCAGTCTTCTAGTGAAAGTTCTGCATTGGTCATGTGCACATTGTCACGACCGCCGTTTTCGTTACGGTCGCACATGGGACATGCTGCTTGACAGCGTTGTGTCACTTCCAAGTGCACCATTTTGATATCTGGTAAATTATACATTGTTATACTATACTTGATTTATACCGAGTTGTCAACTACACATACATCCAAAACAGTATGGGCACAATAATAAAGAACTGTGGTAAAAAATTCAACAGTATTGCTTTTTCATTCCAACGATATCCTACATAAACCCAACCGCTGGCTCCCAACAGTTGTGCTACACTGTTCCAAGGTGTAATGCCCTGTGTGTGCAATACCATTGCAATCAATATTGTTATTGCACTGGCATACTTTACATACCAAACGTGATCTCTCTTCAAAACCATAATTTCCCTTCGTAGTATATTTCTCTTCCATCCAAGTAGTCAAACAAATCAGGGTTCTGATTTTCCAACTCGCCTAGTTTGCCAAACATGCGATCCATCCATCGCATGGCAGCCATAAATTTTCTAAAACCTTCTGGTCTGTATTCTTTGCCGTACAGCTCTCGAATACCATATTTTTCCATAAGCGGTGTGGGTATGCAATCCACTGTAAGATAGTCTGGACTATGCACTGTGGTATACCCAAAGTTTGGAAAGCGATCATCAAACCATTGCCGGTCATATAGAAACTTGTGTGCATTTGCAGCCTGCCAACAGTATGCTATACCAAAATTTGAATCTCCATGTTCTATACACCGATTTTTCAAATCTTCAGCAATGCTCACAGTGGTATCAAAATCTGCTTCATGTCTTATGTAATTGTAATTGTCATGTGTGCCATCCATACTAACAGTGATATTGATTTTGCCAAAGTATTTGAGTACATCTGCCCATGTGTCTTTCCAAGGAATACTGGCATTTGTTATCACTTGCAGTTTGACATTTTTACTGTATCCTCGGTCCATCAACTGTTGTACAAGATCCATTGCACGGTAGCTCTGTGTAGGCTCTCCGCCACTGAGTACTAATTTTCTTAGATTTGGATTTACCACATGTTCATTTACAATCGCTGTTGTATGATCGTCGTGCATGTGTACACTGGCTCCGCTTCCTGTAAACTGTTTTGCAAGTATAGCAGGCGAATGATGTTTTATATAGTGTCCCCATCTTGAGCTTGGACCAGGTCCGCACATACGACAGGCCAAGTTGCACACATTGGCTGTGTTGATAATAGCATGCCAAATACTGATATCAGATTCATCTGTGTATTTGGTTATCATATTGCCTTCTTTGCGCAAACTGAATGTGCCGTCTGTCTCTTCTCTGTATTGACAGCCGCTACAACCCAACGGCCATTCAGTTTTGCTCTGTTCATACACTGTTAGAGCATGAGATTTGAACGAATCATAATCGGTAAATGTGGGTCTATCTATACCATCTACAGTCATTTCGCAGCAATAATCAATGTTGCCTTGTACATCAACATGTATTCCATTTTTGATTATATTGCATTTACTCATTATTCTTCGTCTAGTATACGTGCCATTTCTGGGAATATTTTTCTAAAGTCCAATCCACGTGTACGGTCAATGGTGTTGATGTATTCTCTAAACTGTGGTAAGCGTCTACTCCAGTCTTCGCTTTTCATAAACGATATCATGCCTTTCATACGATCAATGCCGTGACTTGCTGACATAAAGTCTTGTTTGCTTACTTTACCCTTGTACCAACTTGGTATACCCAATTCCCAATTTTCTTCCCACCAAGTGTAAAATTCTTCGTACTTGGCTTCGGTTTCTGCTTTGAACCATTCGGGCAACACTTTCACATTCAATGGCGCAGGCCAATACACAAAGTGTGTGTTTACACCGCCTCCGCTGAATGGCCACATGTTGATTTTGTCAAATCCTTGTTGCAATTTCCATTTGAAGAAATCTGGTAGATAGTGTATGTTCAATGCATTCACTGCACAAGCCAATGTGACTTCTACATTGTTTGTGGTTTCGTTGTTGAGTTTCCACAGTTGTCTTACCTGATGATTCCAATCACTTGGGTAACGAATGTATTCGTTCATTGCACCAATGCTGTCTAAACTGTAATGAAAACGCACCAGCTTGAAATGACTCCACAGCTCAAACAGATCATCTCGCCATTCTACTGCGTTGCTGTTGTATCGCAGTTCCATGTTAGGCGCATGTCCTTGTTCAATGATCTTTTCAAGAATAGTATAGTGTTCGTCAATCACTGTGCTTTCGCCGCCAGCAAAATACAATTGCAACATATTGGGAATCTGTTTCCAAAACTGTTCCCAGAAGTCAGGATTGTCTTTGTGCCAGTTGTAGCTTGCTCCGTAGTTTTTGCCTTTGTTTTCCCATTGCCAAATTTCTTTGAGTTCTGGATCTTTCAGCTGCGGATACATTTCTTTCCATTCTTTGACCCAACCGCTGCTGTCGTGTGGTGAACACATAACACAAGCCAATTGACATTTTGTTCCCATGCGCAAATCGATATACTGAATCTTTGTAGGAATACTGCCGTCGTCTTCGGTTTCTGCTAACAGTTGATCAATATCCATGCGTTTACTCCAATAGTTTGTTTCCCATTGTCGTTTGCTTGCATGTCCTGCATCTTCTTCTTTGTAGCATTTGATACAGCTAGGAGGCCGCTCGCCCTTCATCATCATTTGGCGTGTGCCACGCATATAGCTGTTGTTCCAACTGCTTTCCAAATCACTATTGTTTAGGTTAGCAGGCATGCCATCTTCTGTGCGTAATTCGCCTACTTTGCCGCCGTGTTGTTTGTCATTGGTTGCTCCTACACTGCTGGCATTTGCAGTACAGCAAACACGCATAGCACCGTCTGGACGTGTGCTCAAATGTATCCATGGCAGCACACAGAATGTATCACTGGGCGGTGTGAATCTACCGCCATAGTCTTTTTTCATTATTCTTCCTCGTCTGTGTTATATTTTACAATGTCAAAGTCGCTGCCTACAGTGCAGTTTTCTTTGCACATTTTGGGACAACCATCGCTGTCCCAATTTATTGGCTGCCAATATTTGCTGAATGCATCGTGCTGTAGTATTTTGAACAATGGATGGTGATTTAGACTGTTCCAATCATCAGGCAAATTATCAATGTATTCGTCGCCAGTTTTACCAGTTGTTCCAACCTTGGATGCATAGTAACAACAAGGCCAAACTCTACCACGGTCGTCCCATTTGATTTCGTTTGACTCTAGTGCAATACAGTGTATGGTTTTACAGTGCATTCAATAACTCCTGTGCATTTTTTCTGTTCTCTTCAGAGATCAATCCATATTCTCTGTTTTGAAATTTGAAGTCCATTTCAATATCGTATTCGTGTGCAATCCGTGCTGCTTCGGGTATTTGATGCCAGTTCCAATCAAATATCAAATAATCCCATCCGCAGCCAATGGTTTCTCTTCCACGTATGGCTTCTGCAAATGCAATCATGTTGGACATAGCACGATCAAAGTTTACACGTTTTCTATACAAACTGTTTATTTCTTCAGTGGTACCGTCGATGCTGAATACCACTTCTGCTCTTTGTAATACTTCGGGTAAAGCTCGCCACCACTCTGCACTGCGCAATCCGCCGTTGGTGTGCAACAGCAATTTGTTTTGTTGTCGTTGTTGTATGAATGTAATAATTTCTTTGATTCTTGGATGCATCATTGGATCGCCGAACTCTCCGCACAGTTTTATAGTTGTCATCCAACCTCTAGGAATGTTTGTACTCAACCATTTGCGAATTGTATCATATGATGTGTGGTCCATACCCAATGTATTCCAAACTTTGTATGGGTAATCTTTGAAAGGTTTAGTTGGATCTTCTAACCATATATCTAATAACCCACTAGTCATCTCCCATCTACTACAACTTGGACAACCTGCTTGACATTGATTTGTAATATAGAGATCAATTATTCTTAGTTGATCTCTCCAACTGAGTTGTCCTGCTGGGTTGGTCAACAATTTGAAATTGTCTACTTTTGGTTTTACTGGCTTTATATCTTCGATGATTCCATCTTTGTGTTTGTGTATTATTTCCTTAGCCTTGTCGTGTTGTTGATCTGTAAGCTGTCCGTATTTTCTATTTTGAAATTTTGCATTCAATTGAATACTGTATTTGTCTGCAATACGCAATGCTTGTGGTAATTCTTCCCAGTTCCAACTGAATATAAGATAATCCCACTCTACTTTTCTATCATCTAGCTGTGCAACTGCAATCATATTTTCCATAGCACGATCAAAGTTTACACGTTTTCTGTACTTGAGGTTCGTTTCTGCTGTTGCGCCATCTATACTGAATGTGATTTGACCCAGTCGAATAGTTTCTGTAAGTTTCTGCCACCAGTGTTTGTTTCTAAGTCCACCGTTTGTAACAATGTGTACAAAATTTCTTCTGCGCTGTATAACCTGTACCAATTCCATCAAATGGGGATGCATTGCAGGGTCACCAAACTCGCCGCATAGTTTTACAGTATGCTTAGTACCACTCGGTACGTTGTCTTCAATCCATTGCTTTAGTTTTTCAAAAGGCACATGATCCATGCTAAGATGCTTGTGCACCTCATAGAGTCCTTTTTGATCAAACCATTCATATGGCTGTCCGCTGTTGCAAACAAACTCGCCCAAGTTGTCTTGCACAAATCTGCCGCAACTTGGACAACCTGCTTGACACTGATTTGTGATGTACAAATCATACTTGCGAATCTGTTGATTCCAGTCAATCGATGTAGATTTCTCTGTCTGCATGTCCTGTATTGATAACTTTCAGTGTTTGTTCAGTTACATCTCCGGTGAGCTGTAGTGCCGGACGTTTGCGCCAACTGCCGTTCCATGTAGCATGCGGAAGCGTACTCCATTCCCATGTTACAATTTCTCCAGCACGCCAGTGTGTATGATAGTAGGTGCCAAACATGAACAGTTGTCCTGGCTCCCAGTCTTCTAAGAAAACAAGAAATCTTGCTTTGCCGATATTGTGTTTGAAGTCTGGATTGTCTACCACACGCTCCTTGCTAGGATTGCCTGGCAAGTTGTCAATGTGATTTGGCAACTGATCACTTACCAGCTGATCGTGAAACTTCCATGTACGTTTGTCGCCCAGTCCAAAGTATTCTGCCATTTTTACAAATGTTGGCAAAGTGTCTCTGTCGTCTTTGCTGTAGCCTCTTTTGTGAAACATCGGAATGCTCGGATCGCCGCCCTGCTCCAGCATGGGTGCATCTTCTTTGGCGTGATACACTCCGTCTACTGTGCTGGCTTTATTGGCTGCATGTCCGTAGCCTTGTCTGTTGTATGGCGCAGGCTCTACTCCCATGCCTCTAGCAGTATCGATATCTTTTTTCCAATTACCTACAAACCGTCCTACGGTTTTCATGTATTGGCCATATTCATCTTTGCGCCATTTGTCAAAGTGCCACACTGGGAATGGGCGCATTTCTTCAGTCACGTTTATGTTCATATATTGGAATCCTTGTGTAAGCAACATATAGGTCTCCCCATCTGTTCTTGCTATAATACTTATCAGGATCAAATCCTGGGAAATCTTTGAATGCGTGTACACTGTCTCCACATCGCCACGTCAAACCTTTGCGCATTGCAAAGTCCAGCATGTACGCATTTTCATATCTAATGCAGTTGTGCATGTAATCATAGTTTCGGTAACCAGGTCTGTAATCTGGCCAATGATCTTCTGTGAAGTCCATTACTTCGCACCACCATGCAAAACTTTTTTGACTTTCTCTGTATACCAAAAACAATTCGTCGTTTGGAAAGTTTTCCCAAATGTAATCCAAATTGTAGTGTCTGTTGAGATAATGATTTTTGATAACACGTCTACCTTCTCCGTGGAACACGCTATCAATGTCCAGTTGAATTCTTTCTTTGCCCAACTTGGTAAGCTCTTGCCAGTGTTCGCCGCAACCCATGCCGGGTCCCCAATATGCACCACTGTGTCCATTCATTGGGTTGTGCGGATCTGCGTTTTTGTGATAAAATTTTCTGTCAGGCGTTTCGTCTGTTTTATCGATATCATCGCATGCATTTACTAGCAGTTTGTGCACGCCACTCCATCTACTGCCCGGTACACCAGTAAACCAAATGTTTTTCATGTTGTATCCTATAAAAAGCGGGACTGCTGTAGCAGCAGCCCCTGTTGATTATGCATAATCCATTTGTCTTGATTTGTTGAAGAATCCATACAAGACCAGTAACACTGCAATTACCATACAAATTGGCAACAGCGGGTGTTGTACCCACAATGGGTTATTCAGTATGTAGTATTCACTTAGCATACTTGTATCTCCTTTTTCCCACCATAGTGCGATTGCATCAAAGTCATCCCAAAAGAAGATGCCTGTTAGTTGCAGATACCCTTCTTCAATGCGAGGGAAAAGGATGTAGCTCATAAGCAGTGCAGGTCGACTGAACTTCCAGTTTTTACAAATCAAACCAATGACTCCAAAAACCAGCAGCATGCTGATATCTTCCCATACAGTGTTGTAATATCTACTTGCTAACACTGCCCATACTGTCAAACCTAGCATTGGAGGAATCCAAATCAACGGATTGATGTAAACAATTTTGCTGCACTGTCTTGCAAAAATCAGCATTAGAATGCCAGCTGCAAGAGTACCAACCATATAACCACCCAGTAGGTGTGTCATAAATTGTGTATCACGCATGATTGCACTGCTGCCTACTTCAAAGCCTACGTACAACCACAAAGCCATCAATAGAGCAAACACTTTACCACCAGGTATACCAAACATAATAGTTGGCAGCAAGCCGCCCATTTTGCCAGCATTATTAGCACCTTCTGGTCCAATGACTCCTTTGATGTTGCCAGTACCAAATTTTACTTTTTCGTTTTTGTTCAGTGCAACTGTTGCACTGTAGCTGCTCCAGTCGCCGATACCACCACCTGTGCCAGGAAGGATACCAACAACAAAACCAATGGCACCACCCATAAGTGCAAGCCATTTGTTTTTCCACACTGCCAACATTCCATCCCAGGTTTGTTGATTGTGTTCTTTGCGTGAAATTTTAGCTACTTCATATTTGGTTATATAGGCTTCCCATAGTTCTGGTATAGCAAACAAACCCGCTGCAACAATAACAACTGGTACACCGTCTTCTAAATATGCCCAGCCAAATGTGTGACGAGTTTCGCCCATCATACCATAACCAATGGATCCGATAAACATACCAATGGCAATAGCAACAAGACTTCTACCTGTATTTCTGGTTGTAACCACACTAATTAGTGCAAATGCTACAATAATAAGTGCAAAGATTTCTGGAATGCCCACATAATCACTGATAGTTCCGTAGAATGGAATAATAGCAATACCCAATGCACCATAAAGCAATCCATTGATTGTACTGACTGTGATAGCACTGCTCAATGCATAGCTTGCCTTGCCTTGTTTTGCCAACGGAAATCCATCAACCATTGTCGATGCTGCTCCACTTGCTCCGGGTATACCCAATAGCACACTTGCAAAACTATCGCCAATTGTACAACTGACCATTGTTGCAACACTGAACAGCACAAACAAATAATCGCCACCTGCAAAGTCGAAACTTTGTACAATGACGAATAACATGATGATTGCTTTACCAGGACCTGCGCTAGGAATTAGTCCAATAAGTCCGCCGTAAACGATGCCGGCAGCGAGCATGATTGCCCACTGCGCGGCTAGCGGATACTGTAGTATCCATTCCATTGTTTAGTCCAATAGCTCTGTTTTTACATAAGCATCTTTATACTTGAATACTTCTTTTGCAAGAACAACAAGTGTTTCAAGACGTTCTTCTGTTAGCAGTGTGAACAAGTAATCGCTGTGTGCTTGTACTTCTTCTCCTGCAAGCCATGGAAACTCACCTAGCTTGTCGTTTAGACGTGCCATTGCTTCTGGATCTGCTAGCATGTCTGCAACTGCTGCATCAATGTCTGCTTTGTATGGTGAGTTAGGTGCTGTCCAAATTGTTTTCTGGAAGCCATCGCGGTAACCTTGGAAGGCACGATATGCATCATAAACTGGACCGCTTGGTGCTACACCCCATTCAGCTTCGTAAACTTCGTTGAATGATTGTACACCTGCTGGTGCGTTTGCGTCACCGTAAACACTACCTTTACCGTCTACAATACCGTGTGCAAACCAAAGACGTGCTTCACCTGCATCATAACGATCGCCATAACCCATTAGACTTGACTGTGGTGTGTCACGTGTTGCATCCAGCTGTCCAGCATTGAATGCTGTACGGCGTTGTCCGCCACTTTTGAATCCTGGGATAAAGCGTAGTCGATCATTTGTACATTCAAGGTATGTGTCAACCTTTGCGTTTAGCTCTGGTCCGCACATCAGTAGTCCGATAGCAACAATGTCAGCTGCAAAGCCTGTACCACCTGTTGCTGGGAATTTTACGATTTCATTTTTGTAATCAACGCCTTCGTTGATTGAAACCCAAATGTTTGTGTTCATCACAACAACTGGATCATACTTGCGATAATCAAACCCACCTACATCTTCTAGCAGGAAGCCTTCGCCATTACCACCGTGTGCAATTACCAGCACTGTTGGATCATTTACGCCATTTGTAGCGTACTCTTTTAGAGATTTTTTACCACGCTGACCGTTTAGATAACGTGGTACAATGTTGTGTCCGTACTTTTCAAGTTTTTTGTTTAGTTCGGCCATAACATTATCACCCCAGAACGCTGTACCGCCTTTGCCTGGCGAGTTTGGATACTGAAGTGTGAAAGTTTCGGCTGCTGCTGCGGTAGCCATTGTTGCCGTCAGTGCGACGGCTGCAAGAATCTTTTTCATAAGATCATTTCCTTTTGTTTGTTTTGATTTACAGAGAAAGGTTATTCAACTTAGGGTGTTCGCTCGAACACGCACACATGTCTGTGTGGCACTGATATTGTTATTTATAATAGACAAAATACAGTCTATCGTTCTCATCTATGTGCATATCACTGCACATTACGCCTAATGCATCTGCTGCACGTAGCGCAAATTCCGGACTCCAATTGTAAAACTGAATCCATTTACTTTCTGGTGCTGGGTGGGGAAGTCCAGGGTTGACACGGAAATAAACACGCCCACCATCTCGTACCATCCCTATTACATGCGCTAGCTCGTGCATGATTTTTTCGGTATCACCAAAGTTGATGCTGCCAAAACAGATTGCAACATCTGCCTGCTGATCAGGCTTGTAACTGAGTGTGTCTTGCAATACATCCGCTCGGTCATTGTAAGCATCCACTCCAACAAGATTTCGTATCTTACCACGAAATTCATTGTAACCGCAACCAATATCCAAAACCAAATCTGGATTCAGTGCGTTCACTTCATCGATAATAGACAACCCGCTGTACTTGTAGCGTTTTGTTTGTGGTTGCCATATACGACTAAAGTATTTCTTCAAGACTGCGTTGTCCACTGTTTCAGTCAATTGTTCAATGTCAATGAACTCCAACTGAGTAAATTCTGTACCAAATGTAGCATTTAGACAGTGAATCAGCTGCTCGTTGTCAAACAACATTTTTGGATGACTGTGTAAGAGTCGCTCGATCTCAATACGTATTTTAGTGTTCAATTGTCAATCCTTGTTTAGTATCTATACCAACAATATACAGTATAGTTTGCACACTTGTCAACATTTTTTTTAGTTTTTGAAGTGTGATTTGAATATTTCAGTAACCTGTAACTCTACATTTTGACGAATGCGATCATAGTCCAATACAACCTGCATATCATCAATGGCATCATCTTTTGCCACGCCTTCGACCAATTCCGCAGTGCTTTTCACATGTGAAATTTCTTTGCGTTGCAATGTAATAACTTTGCCACTTTGTAGAGTTACACGTATACTGACAATATATTCTATGGGGATTTCCTGCATATGGACATCATTGACGATAGTTTCAAATCCTCTATCGGTTTTCTTGATGGCCATATGAATTATCCTTTGTTTTTCTTTGGACGACCACGAGTGGGTTTTAGACTTGGATCTAACTCGTATGCCTGTTCCATTAGGCTGTCTGCTTCTGCTTTGAAACTTTTTGCCTGTGCCAACATGTTGGCAGCCAGTTCTGCGTTGTCAATAACACCGTCTGTGCCTGCTTGTGGTTGTGGAACAGTCATTGGGTTTACAATTTCTTGTTCTACATTTTCAGTTGTAATACGGCGTTCTGGAATGGGCTGTTCGTTGTCCATTACCTGTGCAGGACCGTCCACTGTTTGACGTGGAACTGCATTGTTAGGATCACCAACCTGTTCTGCAATTGCTGCATTCAAGTCGCTCAGCTTGATGCTTTGATTTGGCGTTGGCTTCATATCAATTGCATCAGTTGGCATTTTCTTCATCAGTCCTCTGCGATGCAGAAAGCCCAACACATTGTTACCATTGCTGAAAGTTGTACGTTGTGCAACTTCCCAAAGATTGCCTGTGGCTTGTGCAGGTGCACTGTCAATCATGCGTAGCATATCTTGATGTAGTGCATCTGGCAAACTGTCTGTTTCTACAATCAAACAGTTATCGGGTTCGTCTGGAACCTGCCGAAACATAACACAACAACGAGTTCCTGTGTTACTGATTACGCCCACGTGGTTTGTCATTTTGACCATAAAATAGTCTCCTTATTCAGCTGCGCTGTCGTCCGCTGCTGTTTCACCTGCTGCTTCTGCTTCTGCTGCTGTCGCTGCCTGTTGAGCACGAACTTGTGCAACAAAATTGCTAACACGATCGTACACTGCACCAACTTGACTCATTTCAGGTGCACGATATGCACCACGTTGTACTGCAATGTCAATCACTTGAACAACTGCTGCTAGGTCTTGCACGTTTAGAGCTACTGCGCCTTGTGCTTCTGCGACCGTTTCTGCTGTGTTTTCTTCTGCCATTGTAAACTCCTTTAGTAATAGCGTTATTAGTAATTATATACTAACATAATTATCTAAACATCTTGGCTCAATTTGAGAGCTTTTGTAATGCCAACATGTCCATAAATTCTTGTAGATTTGATTGATGTTCAAACCACATGCGGTATGTGTTTGTGGTTGTGTCATTTACAACATCAAAATCATGATCTATTTGTTCAAGATAATAAAAACCTGTTATGTCTACTGTAGACATTGTAGCGTAATCAAATTCTCCATTTGTACTAAACACTACACGGTTCTTCAACATATTTATGAACAAATCACTGGATGCGATATTGTCCACATCTTCTTCACTTAGTGCATATCCTTGTGCGTCTACACTAAAAATTTTCATAATGTACACTCCGTCCAAATGGCGCTTGTAGACTTTTGTCGTGGTGGCTGTGAATCACAAACAGTGTATCGCAGTAGTTTTCATCACCCCAGCTGCTCCAAGGATATCCATCTGTAAACATGATAAACTGTTGTGGCTCAATGCCTTCTTGTTTCATAAAGTTCCAGTTGACCATAAAGTCAGTGCCGCCACCGCCCATGGGTTCATATTCTGTAATGTCACGTCCGTCGTCGCTGGTAAATTCTTCATAGTTGTAAACTTCAGTGTCAAAACTCCAAATACGCAATTTGTAGTTGGGGAACTGTTCCAACATACCGTGCACTTCGCTAACAAAGTCACGTCCTTGTTCTATTGTAATACTGCCACTCATGTCCAATGAAATAGCAACATCAATTTCAAAGTCACGCAGTGTACCTGGCATGATAGCATCTGTGTGCCAAGCACGACGACTTTGACGCATAAATGTGTAGTCGTTGCGTACACAGCTCTCAACACTGGCATTTACCAGTTCTTTCCAATTCAACTTGGGTTCAGTTAGGCTGTCCAACAAACGCTTTACACCACCAGGTAAGTTGCCAGCACCTTCGCTTTGAGCCGCAGCAAGCATTGCTTCTTTGATTTCATTTGCAATCTGTTGTTTTTCAGCTTCGCTCAAAACAGGCTTGCCGTCACCGTTGCCCTCGCCATCGCCTGAACCACCAGTTTCAACTTCTACGTTACCTTCTTCATCGATCATAATGTGAATGTCCATTGGCTGCAATCCGTCTGGCAGCTCTCCGGCATCACGTTTTTCAATCAAACGATCATAAATCTCATAGCTGTTCATACCATCGTAGTCCCAATCCAACAGTCCGCATTCTGGCATTTCACCAACCTTGTGCTTTACCAGTTCCATGTTGATGTTGTAATCGGCTGCACAGTTGTACAAACGTGCATCAAACCCTTGCTTCATTGGAGTCATATGATCATACACACAATGCAAAACTTCGTGTGCAACAATAAATGTAATATTGTCCTGCGACATTGCATTGAAGAAATGTGGATTGTAAAACAGTTTGCGACCGTCTGTTGCAGCAGTGGGCAACCATTTTTCCATACACTCAACCAATTCCAAACGAATTGCAAGTTGAGCAAAAAACGGATACTTGAACAGCATCTGTACACGAGCTTTGACAACCTTGTCGTAGATATCTTGTCGTAGTGAATCCGACAGCTCTGCATCATAATCGATGTTTAGCATTAGGTCACGTACTTGATCTTTTGATGCTGTATTTGCCATGTCAATTCTCCGTTGTTACTATATTATAGTACGATATCTTGGTCACTGTGTCAACCAAAAGTTAGCTTGAAAAGTGCACGAATGTCAGGATCTCTAATCATTACCATTGACACACTGTCGTCACTTTCGTTTATACTAGGATACATGTCATAGTCTATTCTACTTATGTCTCGTTCTTTGAACCAAGTGTGCACTTCATGTTGTGTTGCAGCAGCTTCAATAGCAGGTCCATGATCATCCATCCATGTGCGTTTGTAAACTGCAATCTCCAAACTGGTAGGAGCACTTCCCCAATGCTCCTTCCATGCATCTCCGTATAGTCGTTTTACTATACGCTTTCTGATATCTTTATTCATCAGTGTTTAGGATCAGTTTACCGTAACGCTTTAGGAACTCAGGTGCTGCCTTGTTCTTCTTAGGGTGAACTGGCAGTTTATATGTGTGCAACATGATACGTCCAGCAGCAAGTACCAACTCAGTTTGGAAGTTCTCCATCATAAAGTTTAGCACATTGTCCATGCCTTTCAAATAATCAGCATCGTCCTTATCACGTGTACAACGGTTGTGCAACTCTTGCAATTCGTATGCAAGTGCAGTTGCAAGCGAATATTTTGCACTCACTTCGTCGGTTTCGATCTTGTCAACTTTGCCGCTGATGATGTCGCTTGGATCTGGCATCTTAGCAGTCATGTTCAGGTGTGTGTTGAACTTGAGTGCAGTGCCTTCGCCTACATATGCAGCAACCATGTCAATGACATCGTTGTCATCAAAATCGCTGTCGTTGATGTCTTCTAAGTTTTCACTTACAAAGGCCCAGCTACGTGGAGTGCTGAAACCACGTGAGCTGCTGGTAGGATCAAAGTTGTACAAGTCTGCTTTGTGCACAGTCAAGTAACCAACCACAGCAGGGTCGATGTTGTTGACAACAGCCCACTCTAGCCACTGTGCAAAATCTACACGCAACTCAAAGTGCCCAAAGCGATTCTCCAACGGCTTGGGCATACGGTATGTAACACCCTTGTCAGTCTCACGGTTACCAGCGGCAACTACAACAACATTTTTAGGAAGGAAGTATTGTCCGACTCGACGGTTGAGTACAAGTTGGTATGCTGCGGCTTGTACAGCCGGTACAGCTTGGTTGAATTCGTCTAAGAATAGTACAACTGTGTCGTACTGTGCAGCAGTTTCTGCATCTGGTAAATCAACAGGTGGAGCCCATTCCATCATGTTGGATTCTTTGTTGTAAAACGGAACACCACGAATGTCTGTGGGTTCAACTAGGCCCAAGCGCAAATCGTACATGATAGCGTTGCCGATATCGCCGCTGTCAACAATTTGCTGCATAAGTTCGGATTTACCAATACCAGGACCGCCCCAAACAAACACAGGACGCTGCTTCTTCATTGCACGTAGAACCTGCTTGCGAAGCTGGCGAGTGTTTACTGTGCGACGATCTTGAATAGTATCTAGTGGCATATTGCCTCTCCTCTTATCTAACTTACATATACATAGTAAGACATCTTGCTTGTATGGTCAACCTCTAATTTGAATTTTCTGCAAATATTTCCAACCATGTGTCTGCGTCTCCATACATTTTCAGCCAAACACTAGCTTCCTCATCAAACAGGGCGATTGTCTTAGTATCTACATAATACGGTAGTCGCATAGCGTTGTCAAGACCAATTATGGTTTTACTGCGTTTTATCCAACGTTGATCTGACAATGGAAATGAATATGCAGTGTACAGTTGTGCCATGCTCCAATAGCTGGGTTTTTTTAGACGCAGCCCGTTGCCATAGAATGTGTCGTGCATTTTGAGTTCAATACGAAGGTGTTCAGCAGCATGGTCTTTGCACACTGTGTAAACACGATCACGTATTTGTTGTCTCTGTGATTGTTTCTCCAACAACTAACTTCACCACTGTAAATTCTTTTGTTTTGAACTTTTTGTTCAATCGTTCAGCCAAATTGAACGCATGACCGCTGTTGCTAAAACTTACTTTTTTATATTTGGGCCCGGGGTAGTCTTTGATGTGACTGGCAGATCTAAGATTGATAGGTTTGCCTTGATAGTACACTGCATATATTGCATCTGCTGCCAATACTTGTTCACTGTTGTAAGTAGTCTGATCCACATGTTCCATGATCAGAGTAGGTTTAGGTCTCGCCATTGGGTTTCCTGTTATTTCATTATAACAGTATTTATTGATTTAGCTACTATTTGGTGTAAAATCTGATCCAGCACCAGCCATACAACCTGTGCCGTCACCGAACACATTGATCAAAGTCCAATTGCCAGTTTCTTGATTTACAAAGAAAAATGCACCATGATTGACAGTTTCTGTAGTGGGAAGTAAGGTAATACCATTTGAACTGAACAAAAGTTTTTCACCTTGTCGTGTAGCCATTTCAAACAGGCTCAATGCGTCTCCACATGGTTGTATGGTGTTTAGTACTTTATCGTTGCTGTCTTGTGCCCAAGCAGTTTGCGCAGAGAACAGCAATAGAAATGCTAGTAGTAGTCTGTGCATAACGTTGCTCCTAACTGTTAGTAGGCGGCACCTAGGTATTTGCTATGGTCTGTTGCTCGTTCACTAAGTCTTTGCAGATCCCATTTACCACAAAATCGCATAAAATGCAATCCAATCTGTCCGATCGGTATAGTATTTATTTGGTTCACAATGGTCTCATCTAGCTTTTGCTTGATGTCATCGGGCTGTTGTGTAAGATCAATCAACGTTTTGTTGCGCTGATAATCTTCCAACACACGATGTTCTACACCTTCGTGATCCGTCCAGCGTTGCAGCATGAAGTTGTTCCATGTGAAACCTTTGCTGTTTCTGTCAGCAAACGCTTCTTGCATACCAATTTTGTTTTTAGTGCCTTTTTTACGTGCACCCGGATAAGCACTGAATACATTGTCACTGCTGTCACCGCGAATACACTTTTCAAACAGCAACCACTGCGGATCACCAATTTGTTTCTGCTCGCCTGTTTTCTTGTCCATTACAGGCTTGCCTTTGTCGTTGAACACACCATCCACAGTGATGTGTTGATTCATAATACCGTTGTATTGACTTACATTTTCATTTAGCAATTGATAAAAGTCGCTGTCGCTGCTCACAATCACATGTTTGTGATCAGGATGATTCTGTATGAAACGTGCAATAAAATCATCAGCTTCGCACTCGCTATGCTGCAACACTGTACAGTTGGTCTTTTTATCGATAAACTCTTTGAACTCGTCAAATGCAGCCCAAAATGCTTCGTCCTCTTCGCGCTCACGTTCAGTTAGTGCAGCACGAGCATCACTGCGATTGCGTTTGTACGGTTCGTAAAAGTCTTTGCGCCAGCTACGACCCTCCAAACAAAATACAACATGGCTGCCATCGAAGTCATTCCATGCTTTGTTTACACTTGCGAACATGATATGATACGCCATACCAATCTTCGTCTCTATGTCACTTCCGCGGACCACGTGTCTTGCACGGAAAAACATGTTTGCTGTATCTACAAGAATATAAGTCATGTTATCATAGTAAGATGTTTTGCTTTGTTTGTCAAGAGATTTTTTCTACTTCTTGTGCAACATCTATCATATTTTCCATATCCACATTGTGTTGCAGTC